GGTCAATTCAGCCAAGGACGCGATTAATCCCTGGAAACTTTTCCCGGGCGGTAAGCCGCCGAATTCTGAAAAAGGTCCGAAAATGAACAATGGGGACATGCTTATCGATAAGCATGGCCAGATTAAATATCAACACGGCACAGAGACTCCAGAACTGGATCACTATGCCAAAAAGAAAGGCTTCTAAAATGGAACAGAAATTAATTACACGCAGACCAAACGGAACCATTAAGGTTCAAACAATCAACAATCAACCATCACGTACGCAACAACAATTTAAAGATCAATGCGACGTGAACAAGATTATTGCTAAATTCAAAAGAACCGGTTCCGTTACTCACTTAAAAAATGTTCAAGAGGGTGTGTATGCTGATTTGAGTCAGCTACCCTCTCTACAAGAAGCCGAAAACGCAGTTATAGCGGCACAACAAGCCTTTGAGGCGGTGCCCGCTCTTACTCGCCAACGCTTTGGCAATGACCCTAAATTATTTGTAGACTTTCTCTCTGATCCTAAAAATGACGAGGAGGCTATTAAAATGGGGCTTAAGGTCAAAGTAAAAACACCAGATCCAGACCCCGTATTAAACGAACTAAAATCTCTCAATCAAAATTTGACCAAAAAAGCCCAAAAATCCGAGTAACTCTTCAGCTGGGGTTTATAGCCCCAGCTCTTCTTCGCTGTATCCAGCGTTATAGAAAATCCGGCACAATTCAGGATTTTCTTTCCAAAAGTCTTCAATTCTATCAGCTGCTTCAGCAGCATCCTTTGAGCTTCGCCATATGCGCAGTATTTCAGCGTGGATTTGTTCTAGTGTCATGATTGACCTCCTCACAAAGCTGGGGAGGCAAGCTTGACAATAGAACTATCAAACGCATACTCAAGCAAACAATTAGCAAAGGAGCTAACATGCAACTGAAAATCTTCACTATTCGGGATTCAAAAGGCGAGATGTACAACACTCCCTTTTTTCGCCGTACGATCGGCGATGCGGAACGAACGTTCCATGAACTCGTCAACGACGACAAAACGTCAGTTTCCAAGTACCCCGATGATTTCGATCTCTACCTGATCGGCGATTTCGACGATCAAACAGGCATCACTAAAGGCTTAGACACGCCACAGCATATAGTCAAAGCCATCAACGTCCGAAGACCAACCGTTACGCAGTAACACGATGGGCCTAATTACACTCCCTTGTTGTAATTAGGCCCACTGACACCAATAATGGTGTCTCAACCCCCAAGAGGAGTTCAAATGCACCGCAAAAAAATGTCCCGTGGCAGATCTAGAAAGAACTTTAGGAAGAATACCGGAGTTCATAAGGTTAACCACGTTAACCCACGCGCAATGCGCGGCGGGATTCGGCTATAAAAGAAAAAGGGCCCAAACATGCGGTGTCTGAACCCTCGAACCGTCGGCTTCATGGACGACGGAAAAACAATCAGCTGGAGTCAAAAGCATTTTAGCAAGGAGTACGCGACGTTTCAACTCCCTTGTACGAAATGCATCGAATGTCGATTAGAATATGCCCGTCAATGGGCAGTGAGATGCGTTCACGAAGCATCTATGTATCAGGATAATGCATTTATAACTCTTACGTATTCAGACGAACATCTAAAATCCGATAAGCTTCAGTACGTCGACTTCCAGCTTTTCATGAAACGACTACGGAAAACTCTTAACGAACCCATAGGGTTCTTTGTCACAGGAGAATACGGTGAAAAAACCAAAAGACCCCACTGGCACGCAATTGTCTTTAACTGGACTCCAAGAGACGCAAAACCAAGCAGAGTCACCGAGCGAGGGGACCGAGTCTTCACTTCAGATCACCTTGACCGGCTCTGGGGTAAAGGTAGAACCGAAACCGGGACAGTCACCTTCGAATCCGCAGGATACTGCGCCAGGTACGCAGCTAAAAAGCTTGTCCACGGTTCTGACGAATGCCACGATTATCATCCCATTAGTAAAAAAAGTTCTAAGCATGCTATTGGGAAAAAATTCCTAGAAAAGCACTGGAAAGATATCTTCAATTACGGGGAGGTTCATCTCCCCGACGGAAATATGTCTTGCATCCCGCGTTATTACGAAAAATGGTTGAAGGAACATCAACCAGACGCTTGGATTGAATACATCGATAAACTAAAACTTAAAAGAATGGAGGACGCAACAGCACGCGAGCAACGCGAAGAGGATCGCTATTGGGGCCAAATGGACCGTAGGGCCCGCTTCAAACCAGCATTGATAACAAAAAACAAACGGCGGAAAGCCGTTGTAGAAGCAAAATTCAAGCTTCTACAGCAACATCTTAAAGGAGATATATGAGCTTAAATCAATTGGGCAACCGAGCAGCGCAGCACTCTTTCGCCCAGATACCCGACGTAAAAATCGGCCGGTCACAATTCGACCGTAGCCATACCGTCAAAGACACGTTTGATTTCGATTACCTTGTCCCTATTTACGTAGATGAGGTTATACCTGGCGACACTTACAACGTAAGTATGAGCTGTTTCGCCCGATTGGCCACGCAAGTGGTACCGATCATGGACAACATGTACATGGACTTTTTCTTCTTCTTCGTTCCGAACCGACTTACTTATTCGAAATGGGAGCAAATGAATGGAGCCACGATACCTGATCCCGATTCTAGTACTGATTTCATTTGTCCATACATGCCTTTTGATGCTGGGAAGCCGGATGTAGACACGATCTATGACAAGTTCGGTCTTCCGACCGACGTTACCGGCGCTTGGACGCTCAACAATACTATGCCGCTGCGCGCATACAACAAAATTTGGAACGACTGGTTTAGAGACCAGAATATGCAGGACAGCGTTATCGAGAACACGGACGAGGGTCCCGACGCAATCACCGATTATACGCTGTTAAAGCGCGGTAAACGCCACGATTACTTCACTAGCTGTCTGATTAGCCCCCAGAAGGGTGACGCGGTGGAGCTGCCTTTAGGAACGTCTGCACCGGTTGTTTCCAACTCGCAAGACGTTAAACTCTCAGGCGGCGACGTAACCAACCAAAATTGGCGATCGACAGGTTCAGGCTCGGCCAGGACGTACATCGAGACGGCTGCAGCTACAGATACGACGATTAAATTCGGCAACGAGACAGGCCTTGAAGCCGATCTAACGACGGCCACAGCAGCAACAATTAACGAACTGCGACAAGCGTTTATGATGCAGTCGCTATTAGAACTCGACAATAGAGGAGGAACTCGTTATGTCGAAATCCTTAGAGCTCACTTCGGCGTTATCAGCCCTGATTTCCGCTTACAAAGAGCTGAATACCTCGGCGGAGGAAGTATCCCAATTAATGTCCACCCTGTCGCTCAGACTTCTCCAACTTCAGGGTCAAATGCGCAGGCTCAACTCGCAGCTTTCGCAACAGCCAGCGCGACTGGAGGTTCCGTGGGATTCTCTAAGTCTTTCGTCGAACACGGATACATTATCGGACTCGCTTGCGCTCGAGCTGACATAACCTATCAGCAAGGCCTCAACAAGATGTGGACTCGTTCTACTCGCTATGACTTCTTCTGGCCAAAGTTGCAGCAACTTGGCGAACAAGCAGTCTTGCAGGAAGAGATCTACAAACTTGGCGGCACATATGCTTCTAACGATGGCGTCGTCTTTGGATACCAAGAGCGCTATGCTGAATATCGATATCGTCCAAGTGAGATCCACGGTCGTTTTCGCTCAACATACGCTACGTCACTAGACACTTGGCACTTAGCGGAGGAATTCTCTAGCGCGCCAACTCTTAACGCCGCGTTTATAGTGCAAAACACACCTATCGAACGTGCGATTGCGATCGACACCGAACCAGACCTTTTGTTCGACGCGTTCTTTCGCACTCGTTGTGCTCGACCGATGATGACTTACTCGGTTCCTGCTACGTTAGGACGCTTCTAATGTTAGGTGGAGCTTTAGCCGCTGCGGGCGGGAGCATCCTAGGGGGCATCATAGGAAATGCCCAAGGGCGCGCCAATGCAGCGGAACAGCACGACTGGTCTGTCGAAGACGCACAGACCAATCGGAACTGGCAAGAGAAGATGTCTAACTCAGCTCACCAGAGGGAAGTGTTAGATCTTCGTTCAGCCGGTCTTAATCCTATTTTATCAGCTGGAGGAGGAGCATCAACACCATCAGGTGCTTCTGCGGGTGTGATACCAAATGATATCACAGAAACGCTTGGAAAAATAGGCGAGGGAGTAATGTCGACGGCAAAAGAAAGTCAAAAAATGAGACTGGAAAATGAGTTGGTAAATGCTCAAATAGATAATATAAAAGCCGACATCCAGGCTAAAAAGGTTAACACGGCAAAAAATGCCGCGACCGCTCCGATATATGAGAAAGGAGGTGATATAATCAAAAAAATTATAAGTAGTTTTGATGAGAAATCAGCCTGGGAAAAAGAATCAGCTCAAAAGATGATGAAATCAATTTT